TATTAAGCGCAAACGCGACCAATGAGACACCAGAAACATTACGTTTGAGCACGTTAATCAAGTCATCCATATCCTCTTCGCTCAAACTCCATTTATCGGCCTGACATCGAATGTATTCCTCTGCTATTTTCCTAAGATGACACGCCGCTCCTGCTGGCAAAAGGGTTGTTTTTTTTGTTTCTACAACTTGATCTTGCGATGTGCTTTCAATCAGGTTGGCGATTTGCAGATGGGCGTCATTGCAAAAATTTTGTAGGGATTCGACTTGTTTTTCTAGCAAGGCGACGCGTGATTGCAATTGTTTGATAATCGTTTGGCTCATGTGGCCTCTCCTTAGTGAATAAATGCATTACAGAATTGCCGGGCGCAGGTATCTGCATCGGCATCGCTGGGCAGCAGATCGGCTGTCGTCAGCTTGCGCGGGGGCGGCTTTCTGGGCGTTACCGTGACAACGCCGGTCGGCCAAGTCAGGCCGCGCGCTTCCAGGACTGCCGCATAACCGGCGGGCAGGGGCGGCACGGTGTTCGGGTTCATATAGGCCTTGCCGGGGTTGTAGGCAAAACCGGCGTCGATGCCCTTGGGGGTGCGTTTAGTCTTAGCCATTGTCCACCTCACTATCGCCTTTACGTTTTGCCACGTATTGCAAGCGACATCTAACGCTGTTTGAGGTACGGCCTAATTGCAGGCCGATACGGGTAGGCCCTAAGCCTTGCGCTTTAAGCGTTTGCACCAGGGCGTCTTCTTCGGGTGTCCAGGCCTTAATTGCGCCAAAAGAAGCCTGTGTGGACGCCTGGGCGAGTGGGTTTTTCAGGCGGTCGTTTTCCTGCTCCAGCAGGGCGATGTATTTATGTTGCAGAGCCGCATAATCAAGCCAGGGAGACGCCGGTTGCGCTTGACCTGTTACCAGGGCATCAAAAGTGCGGATCACTTTGAGGTGGAAAGCTGGGCTGATCCACATCGCGTAGGCGTAGACCAGTTCTTTACAGACGTAGGTGCCGGGCTCTTTCCCGCCTCTTGCTGATACGGCAGGGGCAAACGCCAATTCTGGCGTTAGCTCATTAACAAGCGATTGATAGCTATCTGTACGAGTCCAACGGTTAGGGGTTTTCTTTTCTTCGCCGCCAGAAGCCTTATGCAAATCGTTTAAAAACCAGCGGCCTTCGGCGTCTTGGCGTATGGCGGTGTTAGCAATGCTTACGATAGGCGTGTTCATGCGCTTTCTCCTGTCTCTTCATCCGTCATTACCATATCGGTCAGGGTGGCGACCTGCATGAAGGTTTCATCCAGGCGGGATTCCAGGCGGGTGATGCGAGCTTCAAGTTCTTCAGGCGTGCCTTGTGTACTTATTGAACTCGTCACTTGGCGACGACCGGTAATCACATAAAGAATGTCTACCCCTATCTCGTCCATCAACTTCAGTGTTACTGCCTCCGGGGATTCGCGACCGGATTCCCAGTCCTCGACATAATGCGTTTTGCGAGCGCAACGCTCGGCGAATTGCACCTCGCTCAAATTCAGCCGTATGCGCTCTTGTGTAAGTCTTTCTTTGATGGTTGTGTGGTTTTCTTGAGTGCTCATGTATAATTCCTTAGGTAGTGTGGTAAGTGATGGGCGTCAAACTCAGTTCTTTGCGGGGTCGGGTTTGATGCCCAGTGCTACGGCGACTCGATGCGGTTCGCCGCGTAAGCAGGCGGAGCGTCCATTGAGGACGCGGTACACCGTTTCACGCGCGAAACCGTTGCGGTCTGCCCAGTCGCCTGTGGCTTCGCCACGGTCTTGGAAAGATTTTTTTACTTCTTGTGGGGTCATGGTTGGCTCCTTTTTTGATAAATTGGTAATGACAATTAAACTGTTTAAAGAAAGATTAACTGTCATTACCAATTATGTCAAGGGGTCATCATGAATTTTTTTGAAGAAGCCGCGTTGCGGTTGAAACAGCAGCTTAAAGTTACGGAAGATAAGCAGGTTGCCGAACTATTGGGCATGACAGCCAATGCTTGGACATTGCGTAAGAAGCGCGAGAGTTTTCCGACCAAAGAAGTCTTCGCCCTGGCCGCCCAACGCCCGGAACTGGGGCTAGACCCGGACTGGATCGTGACCGGCACCACACACCGGACGGAAATCGACGATAAGAACGTGGCTTATTTGGTGCAGTGTTACCAAATCATGAATCCGCATGACCGAGCGGCCATGCTCAAAATCGCCACTGCACTGTCCGACGTTGCCAAGCTCTCTGGCGACGAGATCAATCAGCGGCTGAGCAACTACAAGCCGTAAACCGCAGAAACTAACGATTCACACAACAAAGGAGAAACGTCATGACAAACACTATTCAGGTTGATGCCGAACAGCTGGGCTATTGGTTGGAGGATGTATTGGTTCCCGAAACATGGCTGTTTTCCGGGAGCGGCATACGCCACACTGATGAAGAGCTATTGTTTGAAGCGGAGAATTTCTTGTTGTCGGTGGCGGAAGAAGGACTGACTGAGTGGGGAGATACCAGTCAAGCAATCAAAGAGGTTATTCCGGTGCTGATGGGTAATTTTCTTGGCAAACTGATTCATCCTGACTCGTCTTTTGCGTCACGATCATGGACGGCAGACTCCTCTGCAACGCCGTTTGATAACGTCATGTCAATTGTGGCGTACGAAATTCGCCATAACCCACGTTGCCTTCGTGAAAAATAAAAAATGACGTGCCCCGTTAATGGCATGATTGCTTATTTTGGCCTGCAAGACTGGTGGCTTAACGAATTTACCGATGCCGAGCGTCGGCGAATTGAAGAGTACGGTTACGGCAAAGACAGCCTGACCCAAGGCGATATTTACGCAACAAGCCAGACTGCGCACGGCTTGGTTAAGGCAATGGCAAGCTTTTGGAAGCCAACACCTGAAGACGAACTACTGGCATTGCGGCTTATGGCAAAAGCCAATGAACTGCGAACCAACTCAACCCCCAAAGCCCGGTAGGTCGGGTTAGCGATAGCGTAACCCGACATTTTTGCGCGAATGTGTTGGGTTACGGCTAGCGCCTAACCCAACCTACGGAACTTTATCCGGGGACAGGGTGACGCGGCTTGGGAGAGTCTTCCTGCTGGTGTATGGCGTGTATTGCTGGAACGGCATACTCAAGCCTTGCTTCTTGCTAGCGCCAATGAAATGGCAGGTAATACCGTTATGCCGGTACCTGTTGAGCTGCCAACGTCTGCTTTGTTAGGCGCTGCAATGTTGTTTTTAATGTATCAAATGCAGCTCCCTTATGAAGTGAAGCCTCGACTTCCAGACGAATTTCCGCCAGCCGGTTCTCTGGCATCGCCCGTGCTACATTGAAAGCTTGTTGATGTTGGGTTTGGAGGGTGTTCAACCATTGTTGTTTGCTCATTACTACCTCTTGACATAAAAAAAGGGGCTCAACGGCCCTCTAAAGGAGGCGCTCAAAGGCGCTCTAAAAATGGGACTCAGCCCACAAGCCGTGGCTACCTTGCCCGTTGTAAAATCTGCTGTAAATGGCTTGTCACGACATCTGCAACCGCCGCTTTGTCGGAATCTGGAAAACCGATCAATTCACGCTTGGGCAATCCCGGATGATTAACCCGCTTCGCTACGATGCCCGCAAAGGCCAATACCCGCGCATGCTTGGGGACGATGGTATAAGGCCGGGTGCCGTTGTGGTGCAAGGAAGCCAGCATCCCATTGACTCGGAAATCATCAAAACTTAGCCGCAATTCGTTGCCGTGAATCTTAGGATGCAAGCTGCGCAGCAGGCGACCCGCTTTTTTTAGCGGTTCGTTGCTTGCACGGTCACCCGCCTTAATTGTCAAGGGGGAGAGTGGTTTCCACTTGGTATCATTTGGCGCTAACCCTTGTGTGTGGCGCTCCTGATTGCGATTCATCAATGTCTCGCCCACGCTACGCAATATGTCTGCTGGCTGGGCGATTTCTCGCCTCGCGGCTTCCATGACTCTGCGTAAATGTCCTGCCTCAAATTCGATTTCAAATTGCATGGTTGTTACCTAATTTTATGTGTGTTACTTGGCACGTTGCCGCCCGGCAGGGCAATCCACAGCGTGAAGCAGGGGATAAGGTTGACGCATAGCCGCCGGTTGTAGGGTGACCAATGAGCGCCTATCCAAAAACTACCCCATCGGAATAAACCCCCGATCTCCCAAGCCGGACGGGGTTTGCAACCCCGTCCGAAACGTTTAAATGCGTCGACATACAAAACGTGAGTAACGGGGTTGCAAACCCCGTCACGCTTCGGGGGTAATAACCAGCTCGGCGCTGGTGCTGTCGCTAGCCGCATTACCGGCGGCATCTACGACGGTGGCTGTAACGTTATAGGTACCCGTTGTTAGCGCGTTACTTGCCGGGATGGCCAGCGTGAATTCCGTGCCCAATAATGCCAGATTGCCGTCACCCACTGTATACGCCATGCCATTAACAGTCACTGTCAGTGTCTCGCCAGCGCTTACGGTAGCCGTGCCTGTAATCGTCGGCGTGGTATTTGTTGTCGTTAAAGCGTTCACGGTTGGCGCTATCGGTTCAGTGGTATCGACGCTGACACTGACAGTCGTGTTATTGACGCTTAATGTCGCTGCAACACCTGCGCTCGACAGTGCAGCGCCATTGAGATTAAGGCTTGCGGTTACGTCACCGGTATCGCCGGATTGCACGGTGTAACTTGCAAATACCCAGTCTCGGGCTGTACCGCTACTCAGGGCTAATGTGTGTGCTGTACCTCCGATGCTGATGATCAAGCTGACAGGGCCGCCGGTTACTGCGGTATCATCAAGCAGTTGGACCGCAAAAGATAAAACGGCGCCGGCTTTATAATATCCCGGCGTCGGGCCATGTAGGGTTGCAGGTATGCGCATACTTTTAATTATTTGCGGATAGCGCCCTGTGTAAATAATACGTCGAGATGTGCCTGCACTTCTGTGGTTGGGCAGGCAAAAGTCGCTGACGCCGTCGCCACCAAATTGCGATCCGATGACGCCGAACAGTTCGGGATAGTTGCTGATAGCCAGCGTCTGCCCCATGCAGGTCAGCCACCCATGCGGCGTATCCATACCGCTATAGGTCCGTAACTCTCCGAGCATTCCCGCTAAGTAATCTCCCGCGCTTAATTCGTGGATGTTTGTGCCTGATATAACCAAGGGTTGTTTTATCATAGAGTCCTCAATACGCTGATATGTTGACGGTTGTTCCGTCTCTTAATAAAACCGGTAGCCGATTATGGGTCACCGATACGTTAATTGTTGTTCCGTTTCTTAATAAAACCGGAATGTAGGTGGGGCGTGACTCCAATGCGGCAATGTCGCCGGCTATCGCCTGTATCAGCAAGATAAGCCGTTGTGTTAATGTCATGATTTAGCTGCCGTATAGGCTGCGACCCAATCAGTATCGATAGTGCCCAATGCGTTGTTCAGCGCCTCTAAATCAGAGGCGCCGGCTGCATTGATGTTGATGCGCGCCTGTAACTGCTGCACTGCTGTAAATACCTGCGCTGCATCAATCCTGACTCGATTGCCTAATGCTGTGGCGATCGTGGTTGCAAAATTAGGGTCATTGGCTAATGCGCTAGCCAACTCATTTAGCGTGTTTAACGTTGTCGGCGACGAATCGACTAAGGCCGCTTTAGCCGCTTCAACTAAATTAGTAATTTTTTGCGCTGAGTAGGTTTTATTGGTAATACTCGACATCGCCAGATCGTCGATTACATCGGTTATATCGATTGCGCCAACAAGGCTAAGGACGTTGTTTATGGCAGCGACTAAATTGCTCCTATCGTTAGTATTGAGGCCGCCTATCGGGCCAATGAGGGTATTAAGCGTTTTGATGTCTAAGCCGATAACTTGCGCTAGCTCGGTTAATCTTGCTTGTAGTGTCATTAAATAATCTCCTTGCTTGTGTTATAAATAGTAACTAAATCAACATTAAAAAATGCCGGCTGATCGGCTATCCACTCAGCCTCGCTGCCGCCATAGCCGTGTGCGACTTCGATTTGATAGGCGCTGGCGCCAGGCTCGCCGGGCGACGCTGTAAATGCCTTAACCATTACGGTATTGCCGCTACCCTCGATTTTTATGGTTGAGGAGGGCGGAATTGTAAACCGGTGCCGACTCATATTTGGGTGTGGCTCCTTTCAACAGCAATGGCAATCGTCTCGCTGACCCTATCAATCGATCCGGACGATGCTTTTATATCCCAAAATAACTGACCAACCGGCCAGGTCTGCGTACCGTTATCGGCGGTGATACGGTAGCTGCCCGCTGCTGCGTCCAGCGTCGAGACGGTTAACGTCGCGACTAACGCATCGGATTCTGTTCTCACTTGACTTTTTAGCGTCACGCCAATCAGCGACTTAGGCGTAATGCCATCCTCTTCAAGGTATTGCCCGTCAACGCCGAATGTCTCGCCCTGTTTAATGTTGATTTTGCGTAGTCTGCCCATTCCAATGCCGGTGGTTAATTGACTTTTGCGTACTCTACGTCAACCCATCGGCCACCTCACCTCTGGAAATGTTTCCAGCCTGAACAAGCCTCGCGCGCTCGCGTAAGCTCTAACCTTTCGTTTTACTTAACTGTTTGGAGCTTGCTATGAAATTACCGCGTCTTTCCCTTTGGTTGGTCATCAGTGTGTTGCTGTTGGTCGTGGTCGCCGTGCTGTATCCGCAGCAACTGGGCGTTAGTCTTTACAAGTTGTCGCTGGTGTCGATGGCGGGTGTGATCGGCTACTGGCTGGATCGGTCGCTGTTTCCTTATGCGCGGCCTGATGGGTATTTGGCGCACGCCACGGAGAACCGATATACCCCGCACCAGGGCGACCATGAAGACGCCGATTACCGGGTTAATGCCGGCTTTCATCTCGTGTTTGCCGCCGCGATGCTGCGCCGGGCGATTATCGTGGCAGCGGCGATGCTGGCGATTGGGCTGGGGGCTTAAATGCAAGGGCTTTGGCTGCGATCCTTGAAAGGGCATAGGCTGGAGTATTTCAGTGGGTTCCTAATAGTGGTGCTTATGGTGGTAGTGGGAGTCTGCTTTGCTCCCCCCGCAGCTGCTCAGGTAATCCCCCGTGCCGCCATCAAATACCGTGCCGATCTGACGCGCACCGCTCATGCGGCATGGGGGCTGGATGCACCGGTTGCGGCATTTGCCGCACAGATTCACCAGGAAAGCGGTTGGAACCCGCAAGCGGTGTCTCGGGTGGGTGCGCTGGGTATGACGCAATTTATGCCGGACACGGCAAAGTGGTGGTGTGCCAAGACCGGTACGTCGGCTATTGACTGCCAGCCCAGCAACCCGATCTGGGCAATGCGGGCGCTGGTGGGCTATGACCGCTGGCTGTTTGAGCGGGTAGCCGGTAGCTCTGATTATGACAAGCTGTGGGCGGCTTTGCGTGGCTATAACGGCGGCTTGGGGCATTGGCAACAGGAAGCCAAAGTAGCCGGGTCTGTGCAGCGCGAGGCGGTGGATATCGCTTGCGGTACAGCCCGCCGCAGCAAGCAGCACTGCCCGGAAAATCTGGGTTATCCGCAACGCATTCTTACCCGCTTACAGCCGCTGTACCTCGGCTGGGGTTTGGGGGTGTCGCCATGACTCGCATTTATTTGGCGGGGCCTATGTCAGGCCTGCCGGATGAAAACTATCCGGCGTTTAATTCGGCTGCGGCACACCTGCGGACGCTAGGCTTTGATGTTGAAAATCCTGCTGAGAATACCACACCGGCTTGCTGCAGTTGGGCGGGCTATATGCGGTTGGCTATTACGCAGTTACTGAGCTGTGATTGTGTGGTGTTTTTGCCGGGATGGAGTGTCTCTAAAGGAGCATGCATTGAGCAGCGGCTAGCCGCCGACTTGGGCATACCTGGGTACATGATCAGCCGTGTACTACGCGATCCAGAGGCAGTGAAAGCGTTTACAACTATGCTGAAGAACTCTGTGGCAAAAGGTTATTCAGTCAATAAAGTATTACCTAAACCCAATCCAGAGCAAGGTGACGTATGAACTCATTAATCATTGTTGCACTTATCGCATTTTCTGCTGGTTCCGGCGCTAGCTGGTTTGTGACTGACGCCGTGTTAGGTAAGCAGATTGCGAAGATGGAGGGCGACCATGCCACCGAAAAAGCAGTCGCTGAAAAAGTGTACTGTGAACGGTTTACAGCTGCCCAGGCGCTTGGCGATACGCTGTCTGATCGACTGGCGCAGACCGAATCCCATTTAATCCAAAAAACCAAGGAGCTTTCTCATGCCCTTTCTAAAGTTACGACTGGCCGCGCTTGTCTTAATGGCGCTGCTGTCCGCCTGCTCAACAACACCGACCATGATAGCGGCGCCGTGCCCCAAACCACCGGCTCATCTGCTGCAGAAGATGCCGCCGTTGCCACCGATACCGACGTCGCAGACTGGATCGGTTCCGCCAAAGGTCAATACGAAACCTGTCGGGCACGATTAGGCGCTTTAATCGATTTTGAAATACTAAAGGATGCACAACATGAGTGAGAGTAACGGGGATTCCGCCAATATTATGCACAGCCTAGGTCTGCTGACCGGCTCTGTAGAGACAATGCACCAAAGCCTGACCACGCGGATGGAAGACATTAAGGAGGATATCCGCCGCCTGGATGGCGCAAACACGGAGCGCATGAACCGCATGGAAGAAAGTTTGGTTAGGCGCATCGCCGAACAGGGCGAGGTTATCAATAAGCGCATTGATGGCGTGGATACGCGGGTGTCCGACTTGGAGAAAGAAGACAAGAGCATCATCAAGGAAATCGCCAAGTATAGCTTTGTGGGTGGTGGTGCGTCCGCAGGATTAATCACTGCGGCCGTTGAGCTGATGAAGAAATTGTAATGGCGCATTCTCAAGATGTCCGCGACAAGTTGCGGCGGCTTTATATTGAGGGCCTGCCGCTCAATGGCGCCGCTTTAAGTTGCGGCGTTAGCTACGACACGGCGCGGGACTGGAAAACCAAGGCCAAAGCTAAGGGTGACGACTGGGATACCGCGCGTGCCGCCTATCGCATCAGTGACGCGGGCATAGATGATCTTAATCAACAGATGGTTGAGGATTTTTCCCGGCAGATGATTACTACGTTACGCGAACTGGATGCGGCGGCAATTCCGGCGGCAAGTAAGGTCGGGCTGATGGCTCAGCTGTCTGATGCTAACGCTAAGTTTGCCAAGGCGTTTGCGCGGATTAATCCGGCTTTTTCCGGTTTGTCGGTTTCACTGGATGCGTTAAAGACGATTGCCGATTATTTACGTGCAAACGACCCTGGGGCATTGCGGGCACTACAGCCGCACCTGGAGGATATTGGGGCGATTTTGGGGAAGCGTTATGGATGATATTCAGGAAATACGCTCCTGGAAGGAGTTTGAGCGCGAGCTGGCCAAACTGGGCGAGGAAATCCGCAATCAGATTGAGCTGGAGTGCGAGGCGTTTGCTACCGATCCAGCGGCCAGTAAAGAACGGCGTGAACGGGCATGGCATGATTATCAGTTCTTTTGCCAAACCTATTTCCCGCACTATGTACCGACGGCGTTTTTTTCGCTGTTTCAGCGGTTTTTGTTTAAGCGCTTGCCGGAAGTGATCGACGGCCCGACGGATGGCCGCGAAGTGCATCAGGCTCCGCGCGGTGAGGCTAAATCGACTTACGAAACCCAGCTGGGTAGTTTGTGGTGCATTGTGACCGGTCGCAAGCATATGATCGGCATCATTATGAATACCGAGGAACAGGCCGCCGAGATGCTGGAGTCGATCAAGGCGGAACTGGACACTAATCCGCGCCTGGCGCAGGACTTTCCCGAGGCTTGCGGTCAGGGCCGCGTTTGGCAGGCCACTATGGCGATCACGGCCAACAATACCAAGATTCGTATCGGCGGTACCGGCAAGAAAATACGGGGTATGAAGCACGGCCCTTATCGGCCCGATCTGATCTTCCTGGACGATTTAGAGAACGATGAGCAGGTAAAGCAAAAGGCGCAGCGCGATAAAACCCAAAAGTATGTGTTGAGCGCGGTGCTGGGTTTGGCTCCTCCGGCCGGTGGCATGGATGTGTTTTGGGTCGGTACCAGCCTGCATTACGACGCGGCGATTAACCGGGTCAGCCGTGCTCCTGGCTGGCGGCGTCGGGTTTTTCGCTCGATCATGCGCTGGCCGGACAATATGGCGCTGTGGGATCGGTGGGAGGCCATCTATATACGGGGCGGCGATGATGACGAAAAGGCAGCGGCTGAAGATGAGGCGTTGGTGTTTTATCAGGAAAATAAAGCTGCGATGGATCAGGGTGCCGAACTCAGCTGGCCGGATGTGAGGCCGTTGTATCGGTTGATGTGTATGCGGGCTACCGATCACGATGCATTCAGTCAGGAACAACAAAACGAGGCGGGTAATGATGACAATGCGCCGTTTAAAAACATTCAGTTTTGGGTTAACCGGTTGGATGAATGGCTGTTTTTTGGCGCTATCGATCCCAGTTTAGGCAAAAAGGCCAGTAAAGGCGATCCTTCAGCGATTTTGGTGGGCGGGTTTAACAGGAAGACATTGGTGCTTGATGTGGTCGAGGCGGACATTTGCCGCCGGGTGCCTGATTTGATTATCAGCAGGGCTATCGATTTTCAAATCGAATACGGTTGTATTGCCTGGGCGGTTGAAACTGTGCAATTCCAGTATTTTTTGTTCACTGAGATTTTAAAGCAATCTGCGGCGCGTGGCGTGGCTTTTCCTGGGGTTCCGGTGGTGCCGGACAGTGACAAGGCGTTGCGCATCATTAGTTTGCAGCCTCACGTCAATAATGCCTTGATCCGGCTGCACCACAACCAAAAAACGATGATTGAGCAGTTGAAGTTCTGGCCGGAAGCCGATCACGACGACGGCCCGGATGCACTGGAGATGCTGCGCAATATTGCGACCCAGTTCGGCGGCGAATGGGGATACACATCGGCAGGCGGCAACCGTAATCAACGGCGGTCATACAGCCGACAAAGACAGGATGAGGATGATTGGGATGACGATTAAATCTGATGAGTTTATTGAGGGCCAGGATGCGGTGCTTCAGGGCATGACCGATGCAGACTGCCCTTATGGGGTGGGTAGTGATGAGGCGCTGGATTGGATGAGCGGCTTTTTAGATGAGGGGTTTCTTGCTAATGGCTAAAAAATCAAAAAAGCCCGTTACGCCGGGGTTGGATACGTTGCAGGTAGGGCCGAGATCTACGCAAAGCACGGCGCTGAATTATGCCTCGGTTAATACGCTGGATCCGTCTCGGCTGGCGGCGGCGTTTGCTCAGGCAGACCAGGGCTATATCACCGATCAGGCGGCTCTGTTTGAGCTGATTGAGGAGCAAGACGCGCACATTTTCGGTGAGCTGGGCAAGCGGCGGCGGTCTGTAACCGGTCTGGGTTGGCAATTGCATCCACTAGATGATGCTAACCAGTCGGAGCTCGATCGAACTAAGGAGCTGTCCGATATGCTGATCAAGATCCCCAGGTTTGAAGATGCTCAATACGATATTACCGATGCTATTGGTAAAGGGATAGCCGCGCTGGAAATCGACTGGCAAACCGGCAATGAGTGGGTGCCGAAGGCGCTAAACTGGGAGCCGCAACGGAATTTTCAAATCAATCGCGATA